CGGTTTCAGGTTGGCTCTGAACCGGATGGTGACCACGCTATCGATGTGCGCCTCGACTTGCTGGCCGCGGAAGGTCTCGCCGCCGGCCACGCCCAACACCTCGGCCGCCACGTTGGTTGAGCCGGTGACGCCCGTCCAGGTCGGCACGCTCTGGCCGGCCGCGTCTTGCGCAGCGCTTTCTTGGAGGAAAGCAATTCGCTGTCTCAAGATGCCGGCCGCGCGGATCATCCGTAGAACCCCCAGCCCTCGGCGGCCAATAAAGCGTCAACGCCCAATTCAATCGGTTTGCTGATCGTGCCCACCAGCACGGCTTCCCGCTGGGCGTACCAGTGAGCCGCCAACATCTTGACCGCCAGCCGCAGCGTTTCCGGGACGCGCGATCCGGTCGATCCGTAGCCGGCCACGTACTGAATCACCACCGCATCGGGCCGTTCCTGGGCGGCGGGCCATTGGGTGTCGATCAGCGGGACGACATAGCCTTGCGCACTGGTCGGCGCATAGACGCTGTAACTGGTCGAGGCCAGCGTTTGCGTGGAGCCGGCGGCGTCGTAGTAACCGATCTTGGTCACGCTCTGTAGCGGCGGGTTGGGCAGCAAAAGCGGCGCGTCGCTGTACGGGAAGCGCGACAGGTAGAGGTTGAGCGTTTGATTGACCAAGGCTCGCCCGCCAGGAATGCGGCTTTCGATGAGTTTGCGGGCGGCCTTGATGTACGATGCGATCATGGTCAGATCATCGGTGGAGGCGTAGGTCTGCTGCTGCACGTCGCTGGTGGCGATGGGCTCCACGCTGGGCTCCTCGCTGGAGGATTGCGTCAGATAATAGTCGAGGCCGAGCTGTGAAAGGCTTTTCATGTGCGTCGTCCGGTCAACAGATAGACGTTGGACAGCAGCAGCGCCCGACAGCGCGCGTCGGCGAATCCCGCCTGCTGGGCCAGTTCGAGATACTGCGCCGGTTGGCGATCGATGCGCTTGATGTCCGATCCGGCGCCGTCGCCGCCGACGATCACATGCCACATCAGCCCGCCCTTTTTGAGTAGCCGGCGGCACTCGAACACCGTCGGCCCGGGATCCTCGAAATGCTCCAGCAGTCCCACGCTGTGCGCCAGCTCGAAAGATTCGCGCTTCAGCTTGGTGTGCTGGCAATCGGCCGTCAGCGTCTGCGGCGGGGGCAAGCCGGCCTTGGCGAAATTGTCGCGGGCGATCTCCAAGGGCATGGCCGCCAGATCCACCAGCGTCACCGTGCAGCCCATGGCCGCCAGATACTGGCTGATCGTTCCCCGCCCGCTACCCAGCTCAATGCAGCTCCAGTCCGGCTTGGGCTCTTCTTCCAGCAGCAGACTCCAGTACGCGCGGAAGCGCCTTTGATGGGTCGTTTCCGGCCGGCCCGCGGTCCATAAACAGCGATTGGGCCCGGCGCCGATGGCCGGCCAACGTCGATTCCACTCTCGCCATTGCCCATCGATGGGCTTAGCTGCTAGGGCTTGGCTCACGCAATCTCCCTCGCGACAGGGCGGCCGTCTCGATCTCGGCGATCTGGGCGGCGCCGGCTCGGCACAGCCGCACCGCCTCCGCTTCGGTCACGTCATAGCGGCGGCCGGCTTCGTACTGCTCAAACTCCGCTTTCATCCTGATTCGAACCATGTTTTCTCTGCGCCCTCTTGGCCTCTGCGTGAGCTGCTGTTTCAAAACCCCTGGCTGACCCACCGCTGATTCTGCTGCGCTCCTTGGATCGTCTTCACGTTGCCGAAAGCGTCTTGCTTGGTCTCCAGGGCCTGCTGCAGTTGGGCCTTTAGATCGTCGCTGCGGGCCAAGAGCTGATCGCGAAGCGCATCGCTGCAGCCGTTGGACAGGATCACTTCCAGTTCATTCATGGCGCCCAGGAGCATGTTGGCCGAGCGGTCGCACTGCTCGAAGTTGCGCTCTTGTTCGGCCAGCCGGTTGGCCAAATCGCGATTGCGCTCCATCATCTTCAGCGCCATTCGGTCGCCCGCATCGTCAAACCCGTAAAGCCGCCGGCATTTGAGCAGATCCGATTCCGGCGGGATGATGATCCGCGGCCGTCCCTTGCTCTCATAAAGCCCCATGGCCCAGCCGATGAAGTATTCGCAGCTGGGGCGCTGGGCGGCGTATTCGGTATCCTGGGCCATGTTGACGCCGAATAGCGCGATCTCGTCCGGATCTTGCATGATGGCGTAGGCCAAAAGCCAGCTGATGGTGTTGGTGAAGTAGCCGCCGAAGCGCTGCATCACTTCGTCTTTGGGGAACACGCGGGCGTGCGGCAGCTCCGGGTGGGCGTGAGCCGTAAACAGCGGCGTCTGCATATGCTTAAGCTGTTCCCAGTAGCCCTGCGATTTCTGCCGCTTCCGCTCCAGATTGTGCAGTTCAAACCAGGCCGTGTAGCGGGGCACTAACTCCGGCCGCTCGCTCAGGGCCCAGATGTCCCACTGCTCGTTTTGCCAGGGGCAGTCTCGCAAGCTGTCGGGCGCGGTGCCCACGATGGCGATCTGTTTCTTCCACTCCACGCGCTTGTTCTCCTTTTTCCTCTGCGCTCTCTGCGCCTCCGCGCGAACTCTTCTTCGTAAAAACCAGACTCCGGGGACGCCGGCGCGCCTCTCGGCCCGCCGACGCCCGGAGCGCTGGAGGTTGCCTAAGAACTCGTGGGAACTTGGAAGACTTTGACCGCGTTGCGGTTGATCAAGTCTCCATCGGTACGCTGGAATCCCAAAAACGCCACGCTGCCTTGCTCGGCGTAGCGCTCGTTGAGCCGCAGAACGTCTATGTCCATCACGTCGCGGATGTAGTACCGATCGAAGGCGCCGAACGCCATCGGCTTGACGCGATCGGACGAGGCCGTGGTAAATAGCGGCGCGTCCTGATTGATCGTGTAGCGATAGCCCATGATCGTGTCAGGCACATCGGTCACGATGCTGGGCAGCCACAGCGGGCGGCTGTCGCCGTCCAACAGTCTGCGCCACAGGCTCAAGGTATGGTCGGCGAACATCCAGCCGCAGCTGGCCGAACCGCGGTAGGCCGGATCCACGCTGTGCAGCAGCGTCACCGCGTCGGCGTAGGTGAACTCGGCGTAGGTGGTGCCGGTGCATCCCACCAGGCCGGCGTTAGTGCTGCGGGCCATGGCGCCTTGCGGGCGCCCGTCGGAGGTTTCGCCGATGGTGAAATGGGCGTTGGTGATTCGCCCCAAACGGGTGCCGATCATCTCGCCCAGGAACGGTCCCAGCGGAAAGGCCGCGTCTTGCATCAATTCGATCGAGACGCCGATCAGGCGCGAAGTGTACTTGTAGGCCCCCATCGTCACCTGGCCGAGCGCCAATGCGTGAATGGTGGTCGCCGTGTTTTCCGCCAGGATTGCGCCGATGGCCGTGGTGGCCGTATCGTCCACAGTCGGGATGGGCAGCGTGCCGCCGCTGGCGCTGCGGATGATTCGAGCGCCTGAGCGGCGCATGCCGCCGTAAGCCACCATAAAGATCTCGATGGCCTGCATCACGTCATTGGGGACGATGTTGCCGCCGTCCACGGCCGTGGAAGTCTGCATGAAGTCGGTGGTGGCGCGGAGCTCAGCGTACATCTGCGCCACGTCCGCAACGCGCATGGGCGCTTTGGGCAGCAGCCGGCCGCGGGCCTTGGGGCTGCCGTAATTGGCCCGCAGTTTGGCGGCCGCCCGGCGAAACTCAGGGCGGGCGTCTTGGCCCAGGCAATAGGCCCGAAAAGCCCAGTCGCGATCTTGATGCGTGATCCGCTTCTGGTCGGCCGTCTTGATGTTGGGCGTAAAGTCCTGCCGCTGTTTGCCCTCCTCGATCTGTTCCAGAGCGGGCGTGATTTCCTCCATCCGCTTAAGTTTCTCGATGTGTGCGTCCATGCAGTTGAGATCAGCGTTCATTTTCTCGAACTGCTGATTCTTCTCGTCGGTCCAGTTTTCCGGCTGGCCGATTTCCTCCACCATGGAGCGCATCTGCTGGGCCAGCTCGATGCGTCGCTCCTGGGCGGTTTTAATGTCGATCCACGCGGTCATGTGTCAATTCCTGGTGTTGGCCGACGCGCAAAGCAAAACGGCCAGCGCATCGGCGTGGTCTGCAACGATCACAAAGCACGCTTGTCAATCCGCTGGCCGCTTGTCGGTCGCTGGCGATTGGGGCGCGGCCGGCCGTTGGCGTTTTGCTCGCGGGCGCCGGGCGCGCCTGGTCTGTTGAATTGTGGCCGCCGGCGGCGCTAGGTTCGATTTTTTCAGCCAGGCGGCGGCCCGCTCCAGATCCACTGGCGCGTCGATGCGGATGGAGCGCTCGGCCGGCTCGATGACGATGGCCTTCTGATCCGGCGGCAGAAGGGCCCTTTTGTTCAAGAACGTCCACTCATAGGGGATCAAGTAGATCCCGCCATCGCGGATGTAGAACTTGGGCAGCCGCTGGCGCTGGAGGTTTTGGTGCTGCGTGCGGCCGAGCCAAATCGGCCGGCTCTTGGCGTCCAGTTGGCACATCCGAAACGGGTGCATTTCCCCGCAATCGGCCACGCTCACCACGGCCGAGCGGCCCTCGTATCGCTCGAACAGCTCCACCGCCCGGCGGATGTCCTCCAGTGTCCGGCACGGGTTGGTCGGCTGCAGCAGTAGGATCCCATCGAAGTGTTCGCCAATTTCAAAGATGGCGTGCCGCACCACGGCGGCCATGGGCGTGTCGTCCTGGGCCAAATCGTCCGGCCGGACAAACGGCACATCGAGCCCCATCCGCTGGCCGGCGGCGGCGATCTCGATGTCATCGGTCGAAAGCACCACGCCCGACAGGCCCGCGGCCAGGGCCGGCTCGGCGGTCCAGGCCAACAGCGGCTTGCCACACAGGTCGATCAGGTTTTTGCCCGGGATCCCTTTGGATCCGCCGCGGGCGGGAATGAGCCCCAAGATCTTCATGGCGGGCCGCCTGCTTCGATCAGATCAGCCGGACGGGGCAGCCGTTTCTCGGTAAACAGCACCGCGCCGGCCATCGCGTCCGCCAGTCGGCGGCACACCAGCCCGTCTCCGTACAGATCCGACGGCCCATAGCGTCCATGGGCCAGCTGCCGCCGGGCCGTGTCCACGATGTCAAACGTCACGCAGCGGCAGCGCTTCACGTTTTCCGCCGTTTCGCGATCCTGCTGCCGGTCGCCCACCAGCACCACGGGCGTGCCGAAATAGGAAGCGTCCCGCACGAAGCTGGAGCTGTTGCCGATGCACAGCCGCGCGCCAGCCACAAGCCGCAGATACTCTTTGGGCGATGCGCCGCGTCGCATTTCCAGCCACTCGGGCCGGTGCGAATCGCGAAACATGCGGATCCGCTTATGCGACAGATCGCTGCCAGGGTCGATGTTGGGCCAGAACATGGTGGTGGGGAGGGCCAATTCCAAGAGCGCCCCCAGCATCTCGGTCATTTCCCGCCGCTCGTCCCCGTAGCGGGTGGTCTGCGGATGGTAGGCGCAGACGATGCGGCCGTGCTCGATCGGCCCCTCGGCCCGGATCCCGGCCGCCAGATCGCTCGATGGGCAGCCGACGGCAAGGATCGTTTCCGGCGGCTGGCCCAAGCGCAGCAGCGTCTGGGCGGCCCGCTCGGTGGCCGGACCGTGGTAATGCGCCAGCTGCGTGATGGCGTGGCGGATTGATTCGTCAATCGTTCCGCTTTGCTCGCCGCCTTGCAGATGCACCAGGCACGAATTGCAAAACCGGGCGGCGATGGCCGCGGCCAAGGCCTGGTAGCGATCGCCGATCAAGAGCACCATGTCGGGCCGGCGCCGCCAGATCTCGGCGGCCAGCCGCAGCATTAACAGTCCACAGCTGGCGGTCATCGTCTCGGGCGTCGATCCTTCCACTTCGTGGAAGATCTCGGAGACCACAGGCAGCCCATCGACCAGCAGTTCTTGGGTCTGCCAGCCGAAGCGGCGCAGCGGCAGCGAGCCGCAGCAGACGATCTCCAGGCGGAAGTCGGGCCGCTCGTTGAGTTCTTCCAGCAGCGGCTGCATCCGGCCGTAATTGGCAATATCCACCAACACCGCTAGTACGCTGCGTGGAGGTTTAACCGCGCTTCTTTCCTGTCCGATACACATTGACGTCTTCCAGCTCGGCCAGCACTGCGTTTTTATCCACGGGATTTCGGCGCATCACTTCTACCGCTCGGACGCCGTCGACCAGCTGCCGCAGCTGATCGATGGTCAGCGAGCTGGCGGCGTCCGCGCCGAACTGCCGCTTGTCCCAGCAGACATGCACTTCGACCATGTGCGCGCCC